TCAACAAGCAAGCGGGGAAGCCCGTTGGCACGGACCTCCCACACTTGGCGAATTTCCGGTGGAACTCCCTTTTTCATGCCAACTCCTAGTTCTTGTTGCGGACAATGTGCCATGGGCTCCAAACGCTTGGGATGCCCCTTTCGTTGGCGAAATAGCTGGCCACGATTCCCTTGTCCAGCATCTCGTACTGGTTGGGGGCTGCCTGCTGCACATTGAGAGGGTAGTTCTGCATGTAGCGGAAGGATTTTCCACCCTGCATGATCCACCAGTAATCATCCGCATTTGCCTGGGACAGGTTCAACCCATCCGTATCCACACATCGCTGTTCAATCAGCGGGCTGGAAAGGATGGTGAACTGGCCGCTGTAGGGATTGCCCGGGGTTTGGCGAATCTGCAGGGTGCCTGCGGTTGCCTGGGTTGCCCCGGCTGCCACGCGGGTTTCGGTCAGGTTGGCCCCCAGGATCAACTGGGCCGTGGCCAGTCGGGCGGGGTTGACCAGGATCAAATTGGGCTGGATCAGCACACGTTTTCCAGTGCCAGGGTCCTTCATGCGTGCAAAACGCAGCATCGAGGCCTGGATGGAGGTCCAATCTACCATCGGGTTGCTGTGGTCATTCAGGTAACCAAGCGTTTCCGAGGTCTGGTAGGTGTTGTACGCCGTTCCATTGTATTTGAAGGAGTTGTTGACACCGATGATCGTGTCAATGACTTCCAGCTCTTTGCGATATGCCAGTTCCTCGCCCACACTGGCGGCAACATTCAGGATGTCGCCTGTCAGGTCGAAAAACACGGATTCCTTGAGCACGTCCACCGCGAGGGCGTTCTCCCGGGTTTCCGGGGTCTCAATCCATCGTTCGTTGAACTGCGCCCTAGTGTGGGGTTCTCCAGGGTTCCGCTTGCGCCCCTTGTCGCCAATGCGGTTGACGCCAATGACCTTCTGGCCGTTCAGCTTGGTGGCTTCCGCGGGGCAAATCTGGTCGGCAATCAGGGCTGGATTCTGGAAGGCTTCCAAAATCTTCACCTCGATCAGGCCGCCCACCACGCTGGTGAAGGCGTTGATGTTTGCAAAGGCAGTTGGGTCGATGCCGATGCCAGTGGCTTCCAGCAGGGCCCTGCTGTCATTGGGAAACCCGGATTCCACCAGGCTGCGTGCCGCAGTATAGCGGGACATGGCTGCGCCGTTGGCCGGGTCAAAGTGGTTGCGCCACTGTGGCCCGATGATGCCTTCGGCCAGTTCCTGGATGGAAAACTGTTCTGGCTTGAGCTTCTGCTCAGTCAGCTTGTGGTTGCCAGCAGGATCCCGGTTGGGATTGCCGGATTTATCGGTGAGCCCAAGGCCGTGCTTGATATCGTTGAGGAAAGCAAGCTTGCCCGCTGGGCTGTTTTTTCTGGACTCGTACAGGTCACGGATCTTTAAAATGTTTACCCGACTCATGTTCGGAATCTCCTTAAATTAGAATTTTTGACGTCCTGCCAGCCCGTAGAGCCGGCACAGCACTCTGGTCGTTGCCGCGGAATAGTACCCGACCACCACGCCGATGGCCTTGGCCGCGTCGGCCACCTCGACCACCTTTTTGTCCTCAATTGCACCGGCAGCGGAGGCACCGCTGGAAACCGCTCCCACCATGTCCCCGGGAAGGAAACTGGAGGACGAGGCGCAATCGGCCTCATAGATGCAGTCTGTGATGACCTCGACGTGCCCAGCGGCTGTCTGAACTGCCAGCCGGCTTTGGGTCGCCACGCCCACAAAGGCGTCATGCACCGTGGCCTGGTCCGTTGCAGCCGTGCCGGATCCGGTCATGGCAGACAGTGGTTTTACGGTGGAGGTGTTGGAATCCCAGTACAGGAAATCCCCCACGGAGATGACAGTCCCACCCGCCACTGGGTAGCGAACAAGTCTGAAATCTGCTGGTTTCGAAAAGTTTCCGCCGCCAAAAGTTGTACTCATTTTTGTGTCTCCTATCCTAGTTTTGCAGCCAGTTGTACAGGTCGGATTGCGCCGGGATCCTTGAGGATTTCCCCTCCGTCACCGGCACGCCCGAGCGAGGCTTGGAAGCCTTGCTGGCCTGGGCCAGCCTGCGGGCATGGCGTTCGATGGAGACCTTTCCAAGTCCCATCAGGTCGGTGAGCAGGTTTTTAGAAAGGGGTAATTGCAGGGATTCGCACAGCCTGCGGATCCAGGCTTCCTTCTTCATGCGCTGGATCTCTTCCTGAAGTTGGGCCACGCCCGGATTTTTGTGAACCTGGCGGGATTCCTTGACTTCCTTGTCATCCTCGTCCTTATCCTCTTCTTCCTCGTAGGAGTCGTCTTCCTCCTTGGTGACGTCGCTGGCGCTGCCTTCCTCGGCCTCGGAGGTTTCCTCCTCTTCCTGGGTAAAGTCGCCTTCCTCCATGGCTTCCTTGACCAGCTTGACGATGGCTTGCGCCTTTTCCTCGTCGGACAATTCGCCTTCCTTGAGGGCATCCAGAACCTTGGAGGCCAGGGAGTCTTTTTCCTCGTCCCCCTCCTCCTCGTTTTCGACCTTGTCATGGTCTTCCATGGATTTCTTTTCCTCTTCCTCACGAAGCTTGCGCTTGATGCCCTTGTTCATTTTTCCCTCCGATAAACTTGAAGTGGTTGCCGGGTCGGCAACCAGGTCCACATGTCGAACTTCCGTCACGCGATGCACCACGAATGTATCGCCGTCTTTTTCACCCTCGCCCTGTGCATTGTGGGAAAGGCCGAATGCCTCTGGCATCCGTTCTGCCGCCTCGGTCACCCTGGAGGCCATGGGATGGCTCTTGAGGTAAACCATGTCCCCGTACAACCCCTTGCCCTCGACGTAGCGGATGTTTTGCAGCTTCCCGAAACGGTCGTAGGCGGAGCGTTGTCCGGCCGGGTCATCCTCGGGGTGGTCGATGTTGACCTTGATGCCCTCGTAAAGTTTCTTGGCGGATTTGAGGGCCTCGGGTAAATATTTCCTGCCGTTGTCACTGTCAAAGCCAATGATTTTCACGCCGTAGATGATGCCGGCGGATTTGTCCACGCGGAGCGGATTGGCCCCGAGGGATGCTTCCAGTGCGAACAGACGATTTAACCTCATAAGCCGAGTATCAGAAATGACCCGGCAAAGTGTCAAACTGGCGCGTGATTATTTTTTGGACTTTTACTTTTTCTTTTTGGATTTTGGCGGGTCGGGAGGGAATCCATCCACATAACCGGCGGCCCTAAGGGTTTTGCGGAACTCTTTGGGAAGGTGATCCCATTGATCCTTCTCCAGGATCGATCTTGTGCGAATTAAAAGGTTCACATAATCGGGTGGATAAACCGGGTCCGGGTTAATGCCGTCCCGCCATCCCAGGGCTTCCAGCCGATCCTGGGATGCCTGGGATAACTGGCACCACCCTACCAGACCCATATGCGGGCACTGGTCCGATGGAGAGATTCCATCCACATAACCGGCTGCCTTGAGAGCAACCCTGAACTCCTCGGGAAGGTGATCCCATTGATCCTTCTCCATGGACGCACCGGATTGGGTCAGGCGTTCAATGTAGTCAGGCGGATAAACCGGGTCTGGGCGAATGCCATCGCGCCAGCCCAAAGCCGACAACCGCTCCCTTGCCTCTTGAGGAATCAAATCCCAGGTTGCTTTTCCCATATGCGGGGAGGTGCAAATCATGTCGCCTTCCTCCGCAACAAATCTGTTTTTTTTGGGTTTCCTTGTCATAAAAACGCTTCCCATGTTCCGTCAGGAAATTGAACCCCGGTAACTTTTAATTTCATTCCTCTTTGCAACAAAATTTCCTCTTCGCGGATATTGTTGTGTCCAGAGTTAATCCCTTTTTGCAAGCGCATTAATGCCGGAATGTAAATGCCTTTGACAGGGCTCACAATAGTTATTCTATACACCTTTTTGGATTTTCCTCCGAATTTACTGGCTACTTTTCGAGAAAGGGATGTGCTCATGAATCCCTTGTCTTTATCCGCCGGATTTACGCTGGCTGGAACAGATCTGAACAGCACTGTTCCGAGAGGTATTTCCATGGCGTGTTTTTTGTGAACTTTATCCAGTGCGTGTACTACCCTCAAGACAGCAGGGTTGTTTTTTTTATGACGAACCACATCATTCATGATTTCATGGTAGGGGCCGATGTACTTGCGAAGCGGCGGGGTTCCCTTAGAAGTGGATTTCAGCAACTGGTCCGATAATTTACTACTGTAAACAAAGTGCTGTGCGGCCGTTTTTACCGTGAGGGGCGGTTTGATTGCAGGGGTTTGGTTCCATCCTGGCTGGGGTAAAGAGGGCGGCACTGGCTGGGGCGGTGCTGGGAAATCCGGTGGTTTCTGTCCTCCTGCAGAGGGCGGAAGATAGCCATAGTTAGCCACCTGGCGTGTCAGTTCCTTCCTCTTGGAAATCAGCGCGGCGAATTTGTCCAGGCGCTGCTTGCGCTCGTCCGGAGTCTCCCGGTAAAGCTCGCGTTCGTCCAGCAGCCTGCCGGTGTCCGGCTCGACAAAATGCCCCCAGGTGATCTTGTGGTTGGGAAGAAGGGCGCGCATCATATTCATGCGCCTGGCTCCCACCACGCGTTTCTGGTCGTGTTCCGGGGCGCGCTCGAACCAGTCCGTGTAGACCGCCGGATTGGGAATGAGTTCATTCCGGGCGTTGGTGAATACCGCCTTGGCGGCAGGATCCTCCTCGATGTGCTTCTGGACTTCCAGCACTGGCGTAAGCCAGCAGCGGCAGTTATGCGCAACGGTGCCGTCTTCCTCCAGGGGAGGCCTGGGCATCTTTTCGAGGCCAAGCTGTCCTGGTCCAGGTTTCTTGTAGTAGATGGTTCCGGATCGCGCGGCATGGTGGGGTCGTACCCTGGCATCCATGGTGGCGTGGATCTGGTAGCCAACCACCATGTCCCCCAGTTGCTCGTAGGCCTGCATCCGTGTCTCATGGGCGATGCGCATGGACTCATTGCGGGCGACCCGCCGGGCAGTGCTGGAGATACCCTGGACAAAAGGCCGGATCTGTCGGGATAATTCGGCGGGCGTGGCACCCGCGCTGAATCCGCTTGTCACCAGAGACGCCAGTTGTTCGGGGCTGGCCCTGCGAGTCTGCTGCTCCAGTCTTCCATCCCAGCTCATGCCATTGGTGGTTCCACGGACAATGGAGGCGAC